AGGTGATATGAAAGGTGATATGGGTCGTAAGCCCAAAGCACTGGCGTCACTTGTTCGTAACACTGTAAATATGATTGGTGCATACAACGTAGGTCTTGTGTGCACAAACCACACATACGCAAGTCAAGACATGTTTGATCCTGATGACAAAATCAGTGGCGGACAGGGCTTCATTTATGCTAGCTCAATAGTTGTTGCAATGCGTAAACTCAAACTCAAAGAGGATAAGGACGGCAATAAGATTTCTGATGTACGTGGTATTCGTGCAGCTTGTAAGGTAATGAAAACACGCTATGCAAAACCGTTTGAAAGTGTGCAAGTAAAAATCCCCTACGACGGCGGCATGAATCCATACTCAGGTCTTGTTGAATTATTTGAGAAGAAAGGCTTGCTGGAAAAATCAGGCAACCGTCTCAAGTACATTGACACAGATGGCGTAGAACACCTGGAATTCCGCAAAAAGTGGGTAGGTGAAAAACTCGATATGCTAATGGAAGATTTCTTTAAGATCAAAGCAGCTAAGCCTGAAGAGGTAAATAGCGATGACGAAGAAGTAGACCAGACTCATATTGAGGAGTCAGCTGGGAATGAATGAAGAGCACGTTAGCGAAGTATGGATGTTGTTTAAGCAGTACACGGACAAAAAGCAGCTAGAAATAGCTGCTGAGAAGTACATTGATTTGCTTGCAGATCAAGGCGTAAGCGATATTGTGCTGCAAGACGCAATGGGCATGGACGCTGTCTTAGACGACGCAATTGTATATTATCTAGACTTAGATGTGCTAGACGACGAGGACTAACAATGGGCTGGTACCACAAAGTATCAAACGACATATCAAAGATTCCAGATGCATTAAATCATTTTGAATCTGAGTTAGACGACGCCCGACTTGAAGTAAAGATTAAAGGCAGTCTTGAGAAAGCCTCAGCAGAAATGCCAGGCATTGTCGAGCAACGCTTTAATCAGCTTCAAGAGATTGAAGCAATTCTAAACTATCTGAATATTGAACTGCGTAAATTGCGCAGTTCTTTTTTCAAGAAGTATCTGGAAAACTATCAGCGAGCGTTGAGCAGTCGTGACGTAGAGAAATACGTAGACGGCGAGAGTGCAGTAGTTGATTATGAACTACTCATAAACGAATTCGCGCTAATGCGCAACAAGTGGTTGGGTATTCTTAAGGCCTTGGACCAAAAGCAGTGGCAGATCACAAACGTAGTCAAATTAAGAGTGGCGGGCATGGACGATGCTAGTCTGTAATTAAATTTATAGGACGTAATGAGTAATGAGTAAAACAATATTGATCACAGGTGGTGCAGGATTTATTGCACACCATTTGATAGATAAAATTTTAAGTGAAACAGATTGGAACATTGTAAGTCTGGATAGGTTAGACTACAGTGGCAACTTGAATAGACTGCACGAAGTTGTCTCAGCATACCCAGCCGCAGAACAAAAAAGGGTAAAGATCGTACACCACGATCTAAAAGCATCTATTAACCCGCAGATTGCACACGCAATTGGAAGAGTGGATCTTATCGCACATCTAGCCGCGGGCTCGCACGTAGACCGTAGTATACAATACCCAATGGCCTTTGTGTTAGACAACGTAGTAGGAACTACAAACCTACTTGAATACGCCCGTGGCTTAGACCACTTGGATATGTTTGCTTATTTTTCTACTGACGAAGTATTTGGTCCAGCACCGCCTGGCGTTAGTTATAAAGAGAACGATCGTTACAACAGCACCAACCCTTATAGTGCGTCAAAAGCAGCGGCAGAAGAATTAGTAGTTGCTTACGAAAATACCTACAACCTACCATGCATTATTACGCATACAATGAATGTTATAGGAGAAAGACAGCACCCTGAAAAGTTTATTCCGTTGTGTATTAGACAGATTCAAGCTGGTGGAAAAGTAACAATTCACAGCAATGCGCAAAAGACCAAGGCAGGCAGTAGGCATTATATCCATGCTAAAGACGTTGCAGATGCACTAATATTCCTATACAAATACCCGCTAAATACATTAGAAGCAGACTTCGGTGGAGCCAAGTGTCAGAAGTTTAACATTGTTGGTCCTAAGGAAATAGACAATCTAGAACTAGCACAATTTATTGCCAACGTACAAAACAAACCACTGAACTATGAAATGGTAGATTTCCACAGTAGTAGACCGGGGCATGACTTACGTTATGCACTTGACGGTTCGAAGATGAGTAAGATGGGGTGGAATCCACAACCGATAGAACAACAACTTGAACAGGTTATAAAATGGAGCTTGGAGAATAGTAGATGGATAACGATATAAATCGAAGATACAGTAAGATAGCAGAAAAATACGTAGACGGCCGAAAGGCTGTGGTAGATTACGAGATGCTGATCAACGAATTTGCTTTGATGCGAAATAAATGGTTAGGTGTATTAAAGTCACTTGACTCCAAAGGATTTTCTATCAATAATATTATAAAACTTAGAGTAGCAGGGATGGACGATGCATCATTATAGTGATGTTTAAGAAGTAAAAAGGTAATTATTATGATAGATTTTTATTGCATTCATAAAGAGGCCGACACTGCTACACAAGAATTGCTAAAAGACGCAGTAGAATCCGGGGAACAGTTCGGAATAGAAGTAACACCATTTCCCGGAGTATACGACAATGTTAATGAAAAGATGAAAACTGAAAATCTTTTCATTAACCCAGCAGGCGCCCGAAAAATTAAAACCAAAGGAGTAGTAGGATGTTTTCTATCTCATTACGCTTTGTGGAAGAAGTGTGCGGAGCGTAATGAGCCAATCGGTGTGCTAGAGTACGATGCTATCTTCATAAATAGGTTGCCTGCAGATGTTACAGACAAGTTCGACGATTGCCTGCACTTAGATTACACAAGGCATACACATCTATTTTTGAGCAACAAACAATACATAACAGAAATTAGTAACACAAAGGATAATCCTTTTACGATTACGGCATTCGAAAAACGTACTGTCAAAGAAGACAACACTCTTGAGTATATAACAGGGACATTTGGGTATATTATTAAACCATCTGGTGCTAGAAAGTTGATAAACGCTACAAAAGAATACGGAATATTGCCAGCTGACATGCAGCTTAATTTACAGTACGTTAACATGTATTATACCAGTCCGAGTACAATGATGCTAAACCCAATAGACATACGTAATATGTTCAGACGGTCGCATACTATGAACGGACGGCTCACAACTTAGTTGCTAACTAAATATAGTTAAGGAAAGGTGAAACAATGGAATTACGTTTGAAGCTGCGAGTGGAAGATTCATCATTATGAAACCCCGAACCGAAGTAATTGACGGATGGAAGTCATTCTCTGGAGACACTGCTCTTAAGGCTGCGATGAAACAAGGCAACGGCTGCGTCGCAGCCTACCAGAAAAATCAGTTAATTGAATCGATTGCGTTTTGTAAACAACGTCGTACGTCAATTGATATCGGTGCCCACATTGGCATTATGACATACAACATGTCTAAAGAGTTTCGACATGTACATTCGTTTGAGATTTTCTCTGAAACGTATGCGTTACTTGAACACAACATCGAAACACATAGCGTCAAAAATTGTACTCTGTACAACTGTGGTATAGGCATGAAGGAAGAGTCTGTAGCTGTAAACTTTCGCCCTCGTAAGTCGTTTAGCACCCATGTTGCACCAGGAACAGAAGGCAACTGCAAAGTTCGATCGTTAGACAGTTACGGATTTACTGACGTTGACTTTATTAAGATTGACGCTGAAGGATACGAACCGTTAATTGCACTAGGTGCCATGAAAACTATTACTCGTTGTTTACCGGTTATATTGTTTGAAAGAAAAAATCACCCAACTCGCTACGGCTACAAACGCGACAGTATTATTGAAATACTAGAGCCGTTAGGATATCGTGTCTTAAAAGAGTTCGGCGCAAAGAACGCAGTTTTAGGCGTGCTAGGCAATGACAGTGTATAATATCCTAGTAGCATGCGACCATGCTTACTATGTGGACTGGGCTAAACACTTGTTAAAGAGTATTCACTATCATGCACCGTGGGTTAGACCGCACTGCCACATAGTAAATCCTCAAGAATTTGAAAAACTTAGCTATGTTGACTATACTTTTGAATCTATTAGGTTTGAATCTGAAGACTCGAGGATCGGTTATCTACAGGCTGTAAGGTTCTTAGTAGTAGCTGATAAATTTAACAACGACGAGCTAGTTATGACACTAGATGCCGACACTATATGTACCCGGGCATTTGCAGAACAAGATTTTTCGTTGTTATTTAAAAATCCACACGTACTTTTGCATCCGAAGGATTTTCGCTGGTTGGCCGGCTTAGTGACATTTGACCAAAGTAACTTCCGACGCGAGTTTGCTGATCGCTTAAGAGACAACCCAGTCTCAGAATGGAAGATCGGCCAGGATCAAAAGGTGCTTGCCGAGCTTGCAGAGACTTTCAATTTTACAGCCGTAGGCGTTCCTTGGATGGCTATAGGCAAGAATAAAGAAGCATCAGTGTTCCTGACACTTAAAGGAAAACAGAAAGATGTTGATAAGTATTTTGATAAGTTTTTAAAATATAGGATAACGAATGAAGAGTAGTGCTCTTGTTGTTGGAATAGAAGAAATGTACAGGAATCATCCTTATCCTGATCTTCCTAACTTTAAAATAGTGCCTTGGTCCGATCAAGAAACTATTATGAACGCCGATGTGTTTCTACAAAATAATATTATTTCGCAAAAAAGGAAGAAGCTAAGAAAACATTATCAGTTTATACTTGACTCGGGTAAACCTTTCTTAGTATCTGAAAGTGCTGTTTTTAGAAAGAACATGATCCACCCACCTCATCCTGCTGCATATCATAGATACAGTTGGACAAGTTACTTTAGAGACGAAGGCGATTACAATAATCAGAACTGTCCTAGCGATAGATGGGAGCGTATACGGTCCGAACAAAACATCGAAATAAAGGACTGGCGATTAGATGGAGACTACATTTTGTTGGTATTACAGCGCCCAGGAGATAGTAGTTTAAAAAACTTACTTGAGAAGTACGGAACATACGCTAACTTTCTTTCTAGTGTCATAACAGACATTCGAAAATACAGTGACAAAAAAATTAGGGTACGGCTCCACCCCCTTCGACAAGAAATACAGCTCGAAATAATCAAAGATTTAAACATTAAAAATATTGAGATCTCACCTAATACACAAGGTGCAGCTAAACTTGAAGGCGGCACCGGGCTAATTGAAGATTTTAGAAGAGCAAGAGTAGTTGTGGGGTTCAATTCGAACGCTCTTACAGAATCAATATGTGAAGGAATACCTACGTTTAGTTTGTGCCCGAGTGCCATGTCATGGGAGTGTAGTAATACCAGCCTAGAACACCTCGAGACTCCTGTTATAGAGTTTGATAGATCGCAGTGGCTAAACAACTTAGGATACTGTCAGTGGACAGAGACAGAAATTAAAAGAGGCGATCCGTGGTATCA